GGGTTTGGGAACATAAAGCTGATAAACTATTTGAAGAGAAATATATTATAACAGGATTTTTTTACGATAAGGAGGATAAATGCTAATAATGGATAGATTTTTATATTTGGTATACTGGGTTGTTAAGGTATACCTAATAGGAGTTATATTCTGGTTACTATTAACAATGCCTGGACATGCAAAACATTGGACATCAGAACAACCATATAATGTACAAGTTGAAGATATATACGAATGGCGATATACATCAGACAGACATTCAGTAGAAAAGTGTAAAATAATATATGAAGAAAATCAAACAAACAGTCAAAATGCTCTTAAAGGTGCTCTTATTGGTGGTATCATTGGTAGTATTATTTCTGATGGTGATGATACTGCAACTGCAGGTGGTGCTTTATTTGGTGCGATAGCTGGTGCAAATACTGACCCAATAACAGGTGTAAAGAAAAAAGTATGTAACATTGAAAAGAAAAGAGTTCAAGTGTACAGTCATAGTGTGATAACATTTTGGTTATCAGGTGATGAATATGAATTGAGGTTTTATAAATGAGATATAGAGATTGGAACATAGGCGGTGGTATAGTAAAACAGGACGACAGGTATGTTGTTTCTGATAATGTATTATTGAATAACATGGTCGTCAGTTCTACTCTATTACACCCTAACAAAAGCACAACTGGCCACAGACATAAAGGACAAGAAGAAGTCTATATTTTTATACAAGGAAGTGGTGAAATGGAAGTTGGTCTTGATAGATATGAAGTGAGAGCTGGTGATACAGTTCTAATACAAGATGGAAAGTTTCATAGAGTACATGCAGGAGATAACGGATGTTATTTTATATGTGTATTTGATGGAAACAGAATTACAAAAAGATAATGTTTGAACATGAAAAAATTGATATTGGATATGACGACTTGGTTGCAGAAACGAGTAATACTGGCAGATTATATATTACTCCTGATGGTAATTATCCTTCTGTTACTACAGTTCTAAGTATCATAAAAGAAGAACAAATACAAGCATGGAGGGCTCGAGTTGGCGAAGAAGTAGCCAATAAAGTAAGTTCTTTTGCGGCTAATCGTGGCACTCTTGTCCATGCTATTATAGAAGATTATCTTAACAATAAAGATACATCTGAATACTTACCTCACATACAACAATCGTTTAGAAACATCAAAACAATACTTGATGAACATATAACTAAAATATATGGTCTAGAAGTTCCTCTCTACAGTAAACATTTGGGAGTGGCTGGTCGAGTAGATTGCGTTGCTTTATACGATAATGTCCCAACGATTGTTGACTTCAAAACTTCAAGAAGAATAAAGAAAGCTGAAGATATATCAAATTACTTCGCACAGATGTCAGCTTATGCCATCATGTGGGAAGAAAGAACTGGTATGCCGATTGTAAACACTGTAATTGTCATGGATGTTGATGATGAAATGCCAATAGTATTTAAAGAACATCGTGATAATTGGGTCGATTTATTACAAAAAACAATAGCTGAATATAAAAAAAGAAAACTTTTTCGTTGATAAGTACATAAGTCATTGATATTAAACAAATCTTTTTTTCTAAAAAAGTCTTTTTTTGCTTTACTTATATGTAAAAGTATAGTACAATGTATGTATGATAATTAATGAGGAGAAAAAAATGACTTTAGAAAATGATATAAAATCTGGTTTAATTGAAGTGAGCCATGGTAAAGATGCGTTTGATTACATAATAAGTGCCCAAGATGGTGAAGTAGTTGTTACAAAATACCTCGATGAAAAAGAATGGAATGAACACTTCCAATGTGAATTTACTAAAACTGAAGAAATTGGGAGGTCTTCAGACCCTACTTTCTTATCTTATTTATACCAAGCGATGGAAGATGATGGTATTATTGGTACTATCTACACTAGTTCTAGTATGGATTATGCTACTGATTGTGGTTTTGAAAATAATAGCGATGCTAGAGATATTTGGGATAGAGCAGAAGATATTTACAGAACAAGACAATTTAATAAAAGGAACTATGCATAATGTCATATCATGGAAATTATACTATACTAACTGATGCTGATGGAGTTCTTCTAAACTGGAGAGATTCATTTGATTATTATATGATGAAACAACATAATATATTTGCTTCTGGTGACGTAAGACAATACGACCAAGCAAAAAGATATAACATACCAAAAGAAGATATACATAAATATATTATACAATTTAACAACTCATCTAATATTGGTTTCTTACCACCATTATATGATTCTGTAAAATATGTAAATAAATTATATGAATTAGGTTATACGTTTTTGGTTATTACATCGTTATCATTAAATCCTTATTCTCAAAGATTGAGGACAAGGAATCTGAAAAAAATATTTGGCAACGCATTACAAGAAATCGTCTATCTTGATACTGGTGGGGATAAGGATGAAATCCTAGAATATTATTCTGAAATGTATCCTGAACATTATTGGATAGAAGATAAAGTTAAGAATGCCCATGTAGGAGCAAAGTTTGGTTTTGATTCTATGCTGTTAAAGCATCCTTATACGAAACTTGAAGATACTACTGGCTTGACAGTATGTTCTAACTGGAAACAAATATACGAAAGGATAATTGGTGAATAGAAAAGCAAACTTTTTATTTTTTGAAACTTTAGAATTAAGATTTAAGTTCGAAGAAATGACTTCGGACTTCAAGTTTAATGATGATAAAAACAAGTCTGATATAAATACTCTCAAATGGTTTGTAAAAGAAGGATACAAATCTAATTCTTTAAGAGATAATTTCGAGGAAGCAAAAGAACTTGCTTTGATGATTATCAAAAACTATGAGAGGATTACGCATGTCAAAGAGTCTACAGAATAACTCTATTTACGAGACTTTAGATGCAGACGGTGATGGTATAGTTAGTGATGAAGAAATGCAAAGAGCAAAAGAAATAGAAGAATTAGAATATCAAAGAATACGACACGAAAACGAAGACAAGAAAGAAGATCAAATCAGAAAGATGGCTTGGTTTGCTTTATGGGGTATCTTACTATATCCTGTAGCAATTATCCTTTGTGCCTTAACTGGACAAGAACAAGGGGGTCAATTACTTGCTGATATCGCACCAACATACTTTGTTGCGGCTGCTGGTTTAGTTGCTGCATTTTTTGGTGCTAATGCTTATGCGAAAAAGAATGGTGAGACAGTTAAAAAATAATGAAACAATTGATATATCAGGTCTATGTACACAATAGGTCTAATCTTTACGATTGGTGTACTGAGTCCGTTGCAAATTACTGCAAGAAATATAATATAGACCACATCATACAAACGGAACCTATTCTACGAATTAAACCAAATGTTTTTCGTACGAATAGGTCTCCCGAATCCTATGGTAAATACGGTGGATATCTTCCAATATACGAAAAAGAAAATGCTTTTGATTACTTTGATAAGTATGACCAAATAGCAATTATTGATGCCGATATTTACATCAGAGATACAGCTCCTAATATATTTGATGAGTTATCTACTGCATACTGCTTTGGTGCAGTTGCAGAAAGAGAAATGCCATTAACAGAAGAATATGTTCGAAAGATACAAAACTATTCTCGTATGCAATATGGTAATATGAAGAATGTAGAATTCTATTGGAATGACAAAGGTGCAGAGTTCTTTAATATGGGTATGATGGTAATGAACAAATCAATTACAAAGTACATCAAAGGAAATGCAAGAGAGTTTCTAGAAAGAGCAGAATTTCAAGACTTTATAGATGGTATGGGTGCGTGGAAATGGTCAACTGACCAGACACTATTGAATACTTGGGTAAAGAAGTATAAAATACCAACAAAGAATCTAAGTTGGAAATGGAATGGACTATACAAAGGTATAGATGACAATGCGATAGAGGGTTGTCATTTTGTTCATTTCTTTCTACGAGATAAACTACCAAACAAAGGCGAAGATATAGAGAGGTTGTCAAATGAAATTTATCGCACATAGAGGAAACATCAACGGTAAAAATCCACAAAGAGAAAACAAACCAGAGTATATTGAGAGAGCATTATCATATGGTTATGATTGTGAAATAGATGTATGGTATATTAATGGTGAATGGATATTAAGTCATGATAATCCCTTTGAGCCTGATTCTAAATCATTCTCTCATAAAGTAAACTTTGAGTTTCTCGGTAAAAAGAATCTATGGTTACATTGTAAAAACATAGAGGCCATGATAAATCTATATGCGACAAAATATAATTATTTCTGGCACGAGAATGACAAATACACAATTACTAGTAGAGGTCATATTTGGTGTTTTCCTGACCAACCTGCACCAGCATTAACTATTAGAAGAACAGTTGATGACTTATATCAAAATGGTATGGCATTTTTACACAATATGCCTAGAACTAGACAAACAATTGGTGTGTTACCAGAACTTAATGAAACGAATATATATCAGTATGATGCAATATGTACTGATGTGGTTAAGAAGTATGAACCTGAAGTACAAGATGAACAACTTGAGTTAAAGATACATGAATATAAAACTGGTACTGTTTGACCTAGATGGTGTACTAATAGATGCTAAAAAGATTCACTATGATGCTTTAAACGAAGCACTCGGTGAAGAGTATGCGATATCAGAAAAAGAGCATACTAATCTATACGATGGTAGAAAAACCTTTGAGAAGTTAGACTTACTAACTCAAAGAAAAGGTTTACCATCATCATCCCATAAACAAATATACGATAAGAAACAATCTATTACTATGACTAAGATATCTGCTCTAGAGCCGATTGAAGAAATAGTAAAATTGTTTCAAGAACTTGAGAAACAAAACTTTCTGATTGGTGTTTGTTCAAACTCTATTCGTAGAACTGTATTAACAGCACTGGCTAAAACTCAGTTGATGGAATACTGTTCAGTAATCATATCAAACGAAGATGTAAAGAACTCTAAACCACACCCCGAAATGTACTGGAAAGCAATGTCTATGATGACAGTCTTACCAGAAGAAACACTTATTGTTGAAGATAGTCCTCCTGGATTATTAGCCGCAGAAAGATCTAGAGCAAATTATATAAGAGTAAATAATCCATATGATGTAACAAGAGATAAGATATTCTCAAATTTAAAAGGTAGTAAAATGGCAAACATTTGGAAAGATGAGAAACTAAATGTCTTGATACCGATGGCAGGAGCTGGTTCAAGATTTCAACAGGCAGGATATACATTTCCTAAACCTATGATACAAGTACATACAAAACCAATGATACAAGTTGTAGTTGATAATTTAGGACTAGAAGCAAACTATCACTTTGTTGTACAAAAAGAACATAGAGAGAAATATAATTTAGATACTTTCCTTAATCTAATAGCACCTGGAAGTTGTCAAATCATTGAAGTTGATGGTATAACTGAAGGAGCAGCCTGTACTGCTTTACTCGCCAAAGAATTTATTGATAATGATAACCCACTATTCTTTGCTAACAGTGACCAGTTTGTTGAGTGGAATCCTGTAGAGTTTATGTATAATATGCAAGAAACAAATGCTGACGGTGGCATACTTACATTCAAAGCAACACACCCTAAATGGTCATTCGCTAAACTAAATGAAGAAGGATTAGTTACAGAAGTCGCAGAAAAGAATCCGATTAGTGATAACGCAACTGTTGGTTACTATTATTGGAAACATGGTTCAGACTTTGTTAAGTATGCTGAGGAAATGATAGAAAAAGATATAAGAGTGAATAACGAGTTCTATGTATGTCCAGTATTCAACCAAGCGATCGCTGATGGTAAACAAATAAGAACTGTAAATGCTAATGCTATGTGGGGACTTGGTACACCAGAGGATTTACAATACTATCTAAATAATTACAAAGGTTAGATATGTATAGAAAAGACAATCCTATTGGAATACCCAATATAAGAAACTTCAAGATATCAGAAGCATCTGAGATATTCAATAAAATCTATAATGAAAGTTATTGGAAACACGGTGATGGTTCTGGTGGTAATTCTCAACCACATATTGTCGCAGACTTATTTCCTATCCTAGATGAGATATTTGAAACATATGATATTACAACTGTTGCTGATTTAGGTTGTGGTTCTCATTTTGTATTCAAAGATTATAAATGGCCTGACCATATACAATACACAGGATATGAAGCATCTACACTTGCGATAGAAAGAGCAAATAAGAATTGTAATAGAGATGACTTTACGTTTGTAGAGTGTTCTGACTTTAATGAAATCCCACCATGCGATTTTATATTCGCTAAAGATGTAATTTGTCATTGGCACGTGGATTTAGTACACGAGTTCGTTGATAATATTATTCCTAAATTTAAGTATGGTGCGATTATAGGTGGTGTTGGCATTACATTAACTGAAAAGATAGAAAAAGATTGTACAACTAGTTGGTTAATGAAAACAGGAAAGGGTATAGATTATGGTGTCTGGTTATTTTCAAAACTGTAATTGTCATTACTGTAAAAGAAATGGTGGATTTCCTCGTCATATCCACGTCAGAACGATAAACAGAAACTGGTTTGAAACACCAAAGAATGGTACAGTTAGTATCAAGTGGGGTTGTAAACTAAATCGTGCTGATGTACATGCTATGAACAATACAAAGAAACCATCAATCGTTGTATACCGAGACCCTGTTGATAGATTCAGAAGTACATTTCTACATTACTTCCATGAAGATGGTTTACGATTTCAAAATTTGGAAGGAAAAAGGTTTGGTGATGGTGTGGGATTCTTTGAGAATCTAGGTTATAACATACACGAATTACGTTTACATGAACGAGCAGATATATTATTAGATAATTTAGATAAACTTTCAACTAAAGAAGAAGTTCATCACTGGTGGCCTCAAGTAGATTTCTTTAATACAGATGATATAGAAATTATACCTATGAGTAAAATCAATCAAACATTTAAAATAAAGGCAATATTAAATCAACAAAAAAAAGTAGATTTTGAGTTTACAAACGAACAAAAAAATAGTATAATAGAACTTTATAAAAAAGACTATGATTATTTTGAAGGAAAGATTTAGTGCAAGAAGAACAACGTTTAGTTAAATTATTGACAGGTGAATTGGTGTATGGTAATACAGGTGAAATACTAGATTATTGTAAGAAACACGATACGAATGTTCAAGAAGAATATAAGAATATTACACCATCAATTGTAGCAAAACAATTTAAATATATAGGTTATAGAATACATCAACCTTATGCGATATCAAGGAGTATGAATTATTAATGAAAGTCGCCGCTTTATATTCTGGATTAGTTCGTGAGTTTAAAGATTGGGAAGAGAATCATAAACGAATAACTCAACATTGTGATACTATATTATATACAACTTGGGAAGGTAGACCTACACCAAAAAATAAAGATTGTATCACATTTCCTGAACCAGAAATAGATTATAAACCAATGCAAGTCCCCGAAGCAGTTGAAAGATGGCCTCGTATGAAGTTTCATTTAAACAACGAATCTCAAATGTGGTTGACTAAACAAATTATCGCTCATCAACTTGCTTGTAATTACATTAATAGTGATGAGTATGATGTGATTATTCGTATGCGATATGATATATATGTGGGTGACCACGATTGGAAATTAGTTATCAATCGAGTTGCGAATGAAAATATAGTTATATCATTTGGTGGTTGGAATGGTGTGATGGATAGAACTAAAAATATACATGAAAATTTTATACTACCAACTTCTGAAAATGGTGGGACAAAAATGGAAGGTCAGATACTTGACTTTATGAATATACACCCAGGATATAAAATGAAAGATGGAATCAAATTACATAATGAAAAGAAACTAATGCCTGCCAATCTAGGTTGGCAACAAGTATTAGGTGATCCATATGAAGAAACACCAATCAACTATGGTGGTGGAGTTATGTTACAAAGATATAGAGAAAAGAATTTACATCATGTGCCAGGAGGATTTTAATGAAAGTCGCAGTATGTTTATCAGGTATTGTTAGAGGTCAGATTGCATTTAATATTCAGAGATTGAAACAAGCATTTCCTAATGCAGATTTCTTCTATGGAACTTATACTGCAAGAGAAGAAGATTTACACTGGTTTCTTGGTATGGGTAACAATGATTATTATCTATTTGATGAACCAAAGATGCACTATCACCCAATACTTGATGTAGAAGAAGTGTACACTCATAAACTCAAAACAATCAAAGAGAAAATGATAAAAGGTGAGATGGAAAAAGAAAAACAAAAAGTTGCACATCACACCAAACAAATATTGAGTCATGCAAATCTATTACAACAATTGTGGCCTGACTATGATATGATTATTCGTGCAAGATGGGACACATTTGTTTCACTTGAAGTAGATTGGAAACCATGGATACAACAATCATACGAAGAAAACATTGCAATTGGATTTGGTACACGAACATCTCGTTGGAAAGATTTAGATTCTTTCTATGAAGTTCCTAAAGTTTATCCTGATGGTAAAGATGATAACATCAGTCAAGATTGGGGTCATTATCTTATGGACCCAATCATTATGCACCCTCGTAGTTTGTTAGACCCTAACTATGCATTTGAGTTACACGAACAAAAGAAACTACTACCTGCAGAAGTAGGTTGGTGGCAAGTGTTAAGTGAACCAACTGGTGGTGAAAGACATTTATCAGTTTATGGTGGGGCACAAATAGAAAGATTTTTGAATAGAACAAGATATAAAAGATGAAAAGTTTTATTATAACAATTAAAGATAACGAGTTATCTGAAAATGCCGCAAAGAAATGTATTGAATCTTCAGTTAAACTAGAAAATCCATTTAAAATAGAAGTGTTTGATGCTGTGACACCAAGACTTGTTGAAGGTCTTTTAAACAAATATAATTTAAGATGGAACTATCCATGGCAAGGTGAAGAGTTTGATTTCAGTACAGGATTAAAAAAGTCAGCATATAAAACTGCAGATCCTAAGAAAAGAATAGCATGCGCATTAAGTCATTATAGATTATGGAAATGGTGTTCTGATAATCATGAACATTGTTTAGTATTAGAACACGATGCTATATTTTTGCAAAGATTAGACCCAGTTTATATTTTAAATAGTAATTTTAATGTTGTTGGTATAAACAATCCTATCGGTAATACTAGGAAAGCAAAACTGTTTAATGATATGGTACAAGAACAAAGAAGTGTGCCGATAGTAATGACACCAACTATTGATGATGTTAGTGTTCCTCAAGGAATCGCTGGTAACTCAGCTTATATAATACACCCAACAGGAGCTCGAGCTTTATTAGATCTTGCACATTTACATGGTCTTTGGCCAAACGATGCTTTGATGTGTAAACAGCTTGTGAAAAGACTTGGAGTAACTACTAAATATTATACAAGTACACAAGGAATAGAATCAACTACTGTGAATTGATATGAATTTTTATATTATAAGAATAAAAGATAACGAATATTCAGTAAAAGCCGCTGAGAGATGCTTAAAGTCTTTGAGAGAATTTTATGGCGAACAAATAAATGAATGTTACTTTGATGCCATAACACCAAAAGATAATCCAACTAGATTGCTAAAAGAAGATGGTGTTGTAAAATTAAATGGTTTTATAGAACCATACTCTAGATGGGATAATGTTATATCAGCATTCACTTCTCACTTTTCTATTTGGAAACAAATATTAAAAACTCAAAAGTCTGGTATAATTTTTGAGCATGATGCGGTCGTAATAAATGCATTACCAATCGTAACAAAGAAAGTTCCGATCGATAATACTTCTAATTCACCATATAAAATAAAAATCAAACCGGATCCAAGATTAGGAGATATAGTAAATCTAGGACAACCATCTTATGGTAAATTCAACACTCCTGCCAATATAGGAATAAATCCCCTCACATCTAAAAGATATTTTCCTGGAGCCCATGCTTATTATGTATCACCCAAAGGTGCTGAACAACTAATAGAAGTTGCTAAAAGAGAAGCAGGTCCGACTGATGTTTTTATAAATTATAGAAGATTTAATAATTTACAAGAGTGGTATCCATGGTCAGCTATGGCTAAAGATAATTTTAGCACTATTCAAAATGTTAATGGTTGTCAAGCAAAACACGGATATAATCCTGAGAGGTATAAACTTGTACAAGTTCGATAAAGCATTTGTTACTGGCTGTGATAAGTCTAATGAATGGATGTTAGACTGGTTCGTAGATAATTATTTGAAACATAATGATACACCCATCGTATTCGCAGACTTCGGTATAAGTGAAGAAAAACTAGAACAAATCAATAAAGAAAAAAAGTTTTATGCAGTAATGCATTTTAAAAAAGAAAGAAACTTTGCAGGATGGTTTCTTAAACCAACTGCTCTCATACACACGCCCGCACGCGAAGTAGTTTGGATTGATACTGATTGTGAAGTATTAAATGATTTATCAGGTATATTTGATGACTTAATGCCTATGAGATTAAATATGGTTCAAGATAGACCTTGGTCAAAAAGAAATAGTAGTAAAGGACCTTGGTATAACTCTGGTATTGTTGGTATAGTGAATAGACCAAATATACTTAAACAATGGGAAATCGCCTGTACAAATAATCCAGTATACAGAGGAGACCAAGAAGTCCTATATTTTATGTTAGATGAAATAGCAAAACTAACTCATATAAACGAATTACATAACAAGTATAATGTTATAAGATTACAGTATGTTGATGGTACTGTACCAAAACAAGTATTAGTAAAACACCATACAGGTTTTAAAGGTAAAGAAAAAATTCGTGAATTGATGAATGAACAGAAGTGAAATAAATCTAGACATAACTCATAGGTGTCTTTTACAATGCCCTAAATGCCAGCGAAATGTATTTCCTGGTTTACATAAACGAGGACATGACTTATCAATAAAAGATTTCAAAAAAATATCTGATTACTTTAGCAAGATTGTATTCTGTGGTCAGATGAGCGATCCTATATACCACCCAAACTTTTTAGACTTTTTAGAAATATCAAAAGATAGAGAAGTATCAGTTGATACGAATGGTCATGGGAAAGGATGGAAGTTCTGGGCAAAAGCATTTACATATAAGAATATTACTTGGCGATTTGGTTTAGATGGCTTGCCCAAAGATAGTCATAAGTATAGAATCAATCAAGATGGTGAACACGTATTTGAAGTCATGAAGTTTGGTAAATCTATGGATGCAAATATACATTGGAATTACATCGTTTTCAAATACAATGAGAACGATATAAAAACAGCTAAATACATAGCAAAGGGAAATGGAATAAAATTAAATATTATCAAATCATCTAGATGGGATTTAAACGATGATTACAAACCATCTAAAATGTATTTAGAAAATCAGAGGAGTTTAATTTGAAAGTATTAATGGTATATCCTAACTTACCTTTGATGATGACGCCAGCATTGGCTGTTGCTTTATTCAATACTATATGTAAGGAAGAAGGAGCAGAATTTAAACTGTTTGAAACTACAGAGTATTCTAAAGAATACGAAAATAGGCATATCGCATTAACAAAGTTTGGTGGGAACAGAGGCAATCAAAGAGGAGATACTGATGATGATTATTTTGATATAAAACCATTAGAAAGAATTGTCCCAGACTTCATTGAAACAGTTGAAAGTTATAAACCAGACTTAATTCTAATGTATGCTCAAGAAGATGTTGTAGGAGTATCTCTAGATCTTTTAAATAGTATTAAAGATAAAAACATACCGCATATAGTTGGTGGTGTATATGCTATGTCAGTTCCTGAAGAATTAATCAGAGAACCTTTAGTAAACATAATATGCCGATATGAGGGAGAAACAGTTGTTCGTCAAGCAATAAGAGCATTTAAAGAAAAGAAAGCAATTACAGGTATAGATGGTATTTGGTGGAAGGATGAGAATGGTGAAATACATCGAAACAAACCAGCAAAATTAGTTGATATTACAGAAGTAGAGCCTGATTATAGTTGCTATCAAAAAGGTAGATGGGAACGACCAATGGGTGGTCGCCATTTCTATAGAGCAATCGCAATGGAAACATATCGTGGTTGTCCTTATCAATGTACATATTGTAATTCTCCTGTTACTAGAGATATCGCAAAGGGATTAGATCTAGGAAACTTCATGAGAAGGAAACCAGCTCATATTATAGAAAAGGAATTATTAAATTTCTTTGATAAAGGATTAGAACCAGATTTGGTTATTTTTATTGATGATAGTTTCTTAGCAAGACCAGCTAAAGAAATATACGAGTTCTGTGATATGTGGAGTAAATATAAAATTCCATTCTGGTTCAATACTAGAATTGAAAACTGCAAACCAGATTATTTGAAAGCATTAAAAGAAGCTGGTTGCTATAGAATGTCATTTGGTATTGAAGCTGGTAATGAAGAATATCGTGCCAAGTATTTAAAAAGAGCTGTTAAGAATAAAGTCTATCACGAACATTTAAAGTATATAAATGAAAGTAACATACCATATAGTCTTAATGCTATAATCGGATTACCGTACGAGACCAGAGAACTAGTTCTTGATACAGCTAGACTTTTCCATCATGCTAAAGGATATGATGGTATAACATTAGCAATATGGCAACCGTATAGAGGAACTGAGTTAAGAGATATCGCAGTAGAAGCAGGGTTTATAAAACGAGATGATAAAATAAAAATGGCTGGATTCTTAAACTTTGATAATTCAGATACTGGTATAAAAATGCCAAAACCATACTTACAACAAGATGAGATGGCGAAACTGGCTAAGACTTTTTCTCTTTATGCTTACTATCCTGAAGAAATATGGGATCTAGTAAGAGAATCTGAAACTAATGAAAAATTATATGATGAGTTAATGAAAAATTATAAACAGAACTTTTATTTCGGTGAGTTCCATTCTGGTGGTGCCGATAAGATACAATATCTAAATAAGTTCTGTGCGAAACACGATATATCATCAACATATCAATGGGAGACAATGGTTGCTATATCCTAGATGTATGAAAAACAAACCACCTGCATATTCTGCGACTGGTTATATATTACCATGTTGTTGGTGTGATAATGAAAATATAGAGGACTTTGATTTTATGATGAAAGAACATCTTCATATTTCAAATATAGATAATATTGATGATATATTTTTATCAGATGAGTGGACAGAGTTTCGTAAAAGATTAGAAACAAACCCACCAAGAGTATGTAAAAAATATTGTTCAAGTGAATGGGAAACTAAAAGGATTGAGAATGAGTAAGAAAGTTGTTCATGTAATTGGTAATGGTATGATGGCTCAATTATTTGACCATAACGCAAAAGGATTGAGATTGTGTTGTAATCTCGCACCATTTCCAGTAGATAATGTGTATGCATCTTGTATTGTTGATTTTAAAATGATGCGAGCATTAACAGAAGGTTCCATACAAATTCCTGGAAAATGGATATTAGGATATAGACCAAAAATACATATGAGTCAGAATCCACAATTTCATATGCATGTTTCTGATAGGATTAGGGAATTTTATTTAGAAAAACCAGCATATGCCGCAAACTATACTGATTTCAATTGCGGGCACTTTGCAGTATATTATGCTTCTCAAAAACTACAAGCAGATGAGGTTCATTTATATGGATTTGATTCTTTATTTGATTTTGATTTACGAAGTTGTACTGACTTCTATTTAAGTTCTCAAAGAGATAACATGAATACTCATAGACTTAATGGTAACTGGAGACCTATATGGTATCATATGTTCCATGAATTTAAAGATATAAATTATAAACTTTATCATAAACATAATGATATTAAGATTGAACCTCTACCAGATAATGTAGAAATTGTTATAAAAGATCCTAAACAAGTGAAAGTGAATCAATGAAAGCAGGAAAGATATGGGGACAAACAGAACTTATCCATGCTAATGGAGTTCTAGAGTTTCATAGAATAGAATTTAAAAAAGGATATAAATGCTCCGAACATCTACACGAATTTAAATGGAATGGATTCTTTGTAGAGTCAGGAAAGATGTTAGTTCGTGTATGGCAAGACGACCAAGGTCTTGTAGATGAAACAATATTAGAAGCTGGAGATTTTACTAGAGTAAAGCCACAACTGGTACATCAGTTTGAAGGATTAGAAGATGGAGTAGCATTTGAATTATATTGGGCTGAATTTAATCACGATGATATAGTGAGGAGAAATGCAGGAAAAAAAGTCTAAAAAAAGTATTTACAAATACGAAAAAGATAAATATAATAAACCTATGATAAGGGAAATGGTAAATCTAGTTGATGTATATGGTGGTACAAAATATCGCCGAGAACTTGCCGAAAAGGTCGTACAATTCTGTATCGGTCAAATGCTTCCTCGTATAAAAACACTTGATATTATGGTAGAACTCGAATCGGGAACTTCATTCGAAGATGGTACTACCGGTTGTTGTTATGCGATGGCTCATCGTGAGTTTAAAATGGATATATGTGCTAATCAAACTGAAGAAGAATTTATCAGATCTATATGCCATGAGATGGTTCATATCAAACAATATATTCGTGAAGAGTTTATTGAAGAATTAGTGGATTATGAAACAATGGCAGAATATTTTAATCAACCTTCCGAAAAGGAAGCATATAGTATGGAAGAGGAGTTATATAAAGAATGGCTACTAGTGAACAGAGAAGTAAAGAAGTCTTAGAATTAGAAGTAGAATTACTAAAAGATAATGTAAGGCTTCTACAAGAACAATTACAAAAAGCATATATAAGAATCAAAGAGATATTAGATGACAGGACTTTATAGAATCTATTCTCAGTCAGGATGTATCTATTGCGACGCCGCAATGGATCTCCTTGACAAAAAAGAAATAGTTTACGAGGAAGTAAAAATTGATAACAATGATGAGGAAAAGGCATTTCTTAAATCGCAAGGTTTTAGAACAGTACCACAAATTTATAATGAGTTAGGTGAACATATCGGTGGATATATGGATCTTAAAGATTACTTTGATGCCGGTCAAGATAAAGTATGAATGTAAAAGAAACTACTAATTACGATAACTATTTAAACAAACCACTTCAAGATGATTATAAAGCAACTCTTGAAGAACATACCAATATTAAAGTTGGTCTCCCACAAAAATTAAAATCAAAAGAAGAGAAAGCTGGTGTATATAAAACACTACCTGTACATTTTCGTAATGTCGATGACATGGCTGACTATTGTTCATTAATTGGTCAGTGTATTGATTACAAAACAAAGATCGCATATTTTCCTAAAGTAGATCCAGAAACTTCACTCTTTGATGAGGAAGAACCGACTAATATAAAAATAGATAAATCATTACTAATACCAAAAGAAAAAGAAGTAAAAGAAAAACCAAATATTGAAGATGTCAATTCTAACTGGCGAGAACATTGGATTGATATGCCAGAATATATTATTCAGACTGTGCGTTCTTTTAGAAGTATAGAAATGTACTTTAGAACTGAAAAAGATTATAAGGATTTCTCTATTAGAGTAGGACAAGATTTAAATTCTGAATCAATTAGTATTTGGTATCCAAAGCAAGAAATTATACAGAATAAAAAGTACCGATGGGTTGATACCTCTTCTCCACGTCCTTTAAAACATCCCCTATACATCGTTTCGAAGGGTAGATCGGACTCTATGCTAACTTCTAGATCTTTATCAAGAATGAAGATCCCACACTATATTGTTATCGAACCTCAGGATGAAGCTGATTATGAAAGTGCTTTGGATAACTTTAATATAAGAGAATATGTAACATTACTCATAGCACCATTCTCTAATCATGGTGACGGTCCTGGAAGAGCAAGAAACTGGGCATGGGATCACTCTATTGAAATAGGAGCAAAATGGCATTGGGTGTTAGATGATAATATAAGAGATTTTTATAGATACAATGATGGCGAGCGAGTAAGATTTGAAAGTTCTACTGGCTTTCGTATTATGGAAGACTTTTGTGATAGATACGAAAACGTTTATATAGCTGGACCGCAGTATCGTTCTTTTGTTCATACCTTTTCTTATAAACCACCATATCTTGCTAACACTAGAATATATTCCTGCTTATTAATTAGGAATGATTGTAAGCATAGGTGGAGAGGAAGATATAACGAAGATACCGATATTTGTTTACGAGTGATGAAAGATGGGGATGTATGTTTACAGTTCCATGCTTTTCTACAAGATAAAGTTATGACGCAAGCGATTGCTGGTGGTAATACAGCTGAATTCTACCACGCAGAAAATACTGAATCTATTGATAATGGATGGAATAGTGATGGTACTATAAACAAATCGCAGATGTTAGCTGATATGCATCCTGATGTTACTAGAGTTGTTTGGAAATTTGGAAGATGGCATCATCATGTAAATTATACTCCATTCAAAAAGAATAAACTAAAATTAAAACCGAATCTAAATCTATCAAAAGATATTAATGAATATGGCTTGGTTTTGACTAGAGATTTTAAAGATCCAAGATGGACAAAATAATTAAAAAAAAGTATTTACTTTATATAAAAAATATTATAGAATAAAAACATAATAACGATAAGAGGAAAATACTATGCCAAACTGGTGTGAAAATCAATTAACGATGACAGGTCCTAAACAAGATGTAAGGGATCTTTGGGAAAAAATAGAAAACGATTCACAATTTTTTGAACACATGGTTCCTAATCCTAAAGGTGAATGGGATTACGGTTGGTCTTGTGAAAACTGGGGAACTAAATGGGATGCCAACTTTTCTGAAGGTGATATGGAATGTTGGGATAATGATGATGGAACAGCAACTATACAAGGAAATATTTTGACTGCTTGGTCGCCACCAATACAAGTATTTCAAACATGGCAAGAAAGTAACGATTGGGATATAGAATTATGGTATATCGAAGATGGTATTAGTTACATGGGTGTTTGGAAAAACGATGAAGAAATACATATTGATGATGTTTATGAAACTTACAAAAACACTCCTCGTGATGATTGGGATGAATCGTTTAAATATGTTGCCGACTTCTTCGACTTAGAAGAAAGATATTATGATTGGGATGATGAGGAGGAAGAATAATGAATGTATTTTATTTATCTTCACTCCCAAGAGAATGTGCTGAAATGCATTGTGATAAACATGTAGTCAAAATGATTATTGAATATGCTCAACTAATGTCAACAGCACATAGAGTTTTAGATGGGGAAATATATAATGATAAGACTGCTAATGGCAGGAATATAAAAAGATGGAAACTTCCCAATTCAAATAAGGAAGGTGTTTTGTATAAAGCATCTCATGTAAATCATCCGAGTGCTATATGGACTCGTGAAAACAGAAGACATTACAACTGGTTGTACGCAATGTGGAGATATCTTGGTGAAGAATATACACATAGATATGGAAGAGAACATTTAACTATTACTAAATTAGGTCAAGTGTTAGTTAATCCACCTTTAAATATTCCTTACACGAAATTTAAACAACCACCTCAAGCGATGCCAGACGATTGTAAACATGCGTCATCTATCATCGCATACCGAACATACTATACTTTGTACAAGCAATCATTTGCTAAATGGACAAATCGTAAAATGCCGATTTTTTTCTTGAATCATCTCAGGAGAGAAAATGAAAAAAAGTACGGTAACATGATTAATGGTTTGTCAGTGGTACGAGGATAGTAGCATGAACGGAATACTACACCTAACATTTCTTCTCCTCTTTATCGTTATAGGTGTAGTATTTCTGCTTTTTTCTTTATACATATTTTTTACAATGAAAGTATGGCATTTGCTTTTACTTGTATTCATAATATCACTTGCTATTCGCTACATATAAATAGATTAAAAGGATTAATCTATGGCAATTTATACAAGACCTGCAGGACTAGACTCATCTGCCGTAATGTGGTATGATAGTGATACAGGACAAATAGTCAACGAAAATAATATAATAGGTGAACCTGTTAGTATAAATTCTTTATCACTAATGGATTCCTCTGTGCAATACATAAGTGGGACTGCTCCAGAAGGAGATTCAGATTTTATTGATTTATATAATGCAAGTATTCAAGAAGATAGAAAATTATTATTAAAATCTTATACCAATCAAACTCAATTAGAATCATTTATTAAATTACAAAATCCAACAGTTAGTAATGTATATGCTGTTACTACCACTTTTAACACACATATGTACATAGGTCCAATATTAATAAATTATGGATTAGCCGCAGTAACTCCAGGCAGCGCCTCTATTATAACACTAGATGAACCATATACTAGGATTGGGGATTATACAGTTCAGGCTATTTCCTATGATGGTAACCATCCAGGCGCCACACGTGGCGCACAAGGAGTAAGAATTTTAAATGCTACTCAAATATATCTAGCAAAAGCACAATTTAATGGAAATTACATGTATTATTTTACGATAGGAAGGAAATCATAATGATTAGATATTTTGTTTCTTTAGATGAAAATGATATGGTTGAGGAAAGACTTACTGCTTATGGTGATTATCCTGAAGGATTTTTAAAATTGGTTCAAGTGGAAGATGAAGAAACAATGTTAGCAATTCCTATTGGGGCTAAACTTTCAGGTGCTACATGGGTAGCATCAGAAAAACAAATACGATTACAAAGACAAGAAATACTAGAAACATCAGTCGATCCATTCACTACCAATATTTTGAAATGGAATGATTTAACCACTTCCGAACAAGAACAATTAACGAATTATAGAAGACAATTATTAGATATAACTGAACAAGAAGGCTTTCCAGAAAATGTGATTTGGCCAACTAAACCATAAATTATGAATATACTTAAAACTTTTTATTTAAATTGTGATGATACTGGTGAAATATCAAACTTTGATAATAATGTCATTCGTATAAACAAAAGATTCAATATGGGACATAGACCAGTGATGGGACTTCTTTGCCCACACTTCTATAATTCTCAAATAATGTTCCTAGATAAAATTATATCAGAACCTTATAAACTTACCATTTGTTTGTATAAAGGTTTGTTTGATAAGAAATGCAAACCATCTAATAAAAGCACAATTGGTGATACTCTTACTTTCTTTTTAAATAATCTATTACCACCAGACAATGGTATGATCGTTTCTATTTACGAATCTGAAACGATGGAAAACAAAGTTAAGATAGATGAGCACTTTAAACATTTTATACCATTCAAAGAAGAAATGGCATGGGTGGGAGATGGCGATTATATTACTTTACATGATATTGAAGATACAGTTTCAGAAAGAAGAAAAGTACAATTGAATCAATCATCTCATTCAGAAATTATAAAAAACATTGACGATATATCAATCTATCCTGTCAAGAGAATTAATTATGAAATGACTGAAGAAGAAATGTTTTCTATTTTAAAACATACGAAGTTTCATTTAACTTATCCAGGCGCAACTTACTTTAGTGCTGGTATGATTAATTGTCCGACGATAGGAATATACATTGACAAAAAAATAATTAGAGTTAGAGATTGGCTATCTAAAGAAAGTTCTAAAGATAGAGAGTTTATTGATATTGAGTCAACTATACACGAAAGAGTTTCTACGATGCAAGATGCAGGAATATATCATACATATGGTTGGGAAAATAGAAACGATAAAAGTATAAAAATGTTAAGACAAAACTATTTGAAACACGCAACTAATAGTGAATTAGAATGTTATCTGAGGGGATATGCCGACTATAAATACGGATACAGATTAGGATTAATGAAGGAGAATAAAAATGGCAGATGATTTTTTTGATTTTGGTTTTACTGCAGTAGATGAATCAGAATTAGAAGCAGTACAAAAAGCAACCACACAAGCAACAGTAGTCGCATCTACAGCTGATGCCACACAAGCAAAACTAGACAAATTATATAATTCAATTACACCTCTACTCAATAATCTTAAAGCAAACCCAGAGAAAGAATATATTCTTTGGCCTAATAGAGTAGAGAAAGTAGAACAATTTGAAGACATACTATATAAAATATATTCAGAATAGGATTAATAATGAGTAATATGCTCATAACAATAACTGATTCTGCAAAAGAATATCTTAAAAAGATAGGAACTCCAAATATTAAATTATCAGTATCAAGTGGTGGTTGTGCTGGTTTTCAATATATTTGGGAAAAAACAGATGAAGAACCTATGATTGAGAATCTATGTATTGATATGTTGGCAGAGATGTTTATTTTTGGTTGTACTATTGATTATGTAGAGGAACTTGGTGGTTCATATTTAAAAGTAATTAACCCAAATGCAACTTCTAGTTGTGGGTGTGGTGAGAGTTTTGCCGTATAAAATATATTCAGAATAGGAGTAATAATGAGTGAATTTTTAGATGATTACGTGAATTTCGTAGATAGTGTAACAAGTGATAATTCTAAGAGATCTGATGCTTTCTTTGATGCGTTAGATTCAATAGAAGAAAAGGGTATAGCACCCGAAAGAATACTTACAGCATCCATTGGTATGGCAAGTGAAGCTGGTGAGTTTTCTGATATTATCAAGAAGATAGTATTCCAGGGAAAAGAAGTCAACGAAGAAACCATACGACATCTTAAACTTGAGATTGGTGATGTAATGTGGTATATTGCTCAAGCATGTATGGCACTCAACGTATCATTAGAAGAAGTGATACGAATGAACATCGAGAAACTTGAAAAAAGATATCCTGGTGGATTCGATAAAATTAAATCAAACAATAAAGATTCAAAAGATTTATAAATAGTCATATGATACTATACGAAGATTTACGAACACTTTCTGAAGGCGTCTACGATCCCAACATATTTAAAGCATTCTTTTTAGCTGGGGGTCCTGGATCTGGTAAATCATATGTTACCAGCAAAGCATTCAGTGGTGAAGGATTGCGAATAATAAATTCTGATACAGCTTTTGAAAGAGCTTTGCAAAAAGCAGGTCTTTCTTTAAAAATGCCTGACAGCGAAGCTGAAGTTAGAGATACTGTTCGTGCCAGAGCAAAAGCAACAACTTCTACTATGTTGGATCTATCGCTACAAGGTCGATTAGGAATTGTAGTTGACGGAACTGGTGCTGAATACGATAGAATATCTGACCAGAAACGACAACTAGATCGTTTGGGTTATGATACATATATGGTGTTTGTAAATACTTCACTTGATGTTGCTCAAGAAAGAAACAAAGCGAGATCTAGAAGTGTCCCAGCCGATATCGTCAAACAGTCTTGGTTAGATGTACAATCAAACATGGGATTGTATCAAAGACTATTTGGCGGCTCTAATTTTGTTATTGTTGATAACAACAAAAACGATAAAGAACTCACCTCACAAACCATGAATTTTGTAGCCAAAGAAGTTGGCAAGTTTTTAAGACGCCCTGTCTCAAATCGAATCGCAAAATCGTGGATAAATTCCGAACTCGAAAGGAAAAAAAGATAAAAACAGTTGATAACTTTATAAGTCATTGTTTTTAAACAAATCTTTTTTTCGTTTTTTGCGATTTTTTTCTTTACTTTTATTTAAAAATAATATACAATGAATGTATAAGTTAAATAAAAGAGGAGAAAATTATGGATACTTATTTTAAAAATGGTTTAGAAAATCTTATTTCTAAATTAACTGAAGATAAAAACGAATGGTCTAAAAGATTAGGCTATGAACCAAAAGCAACTGAGAGCGATTGGTCAATATCTGTTGGTAAAAAGTACACCAAGATTATGGCTAAACAAGGTGGTGTTTGGGGATTCATTTTAAATGAAGATGACGATGCTCGTAACTTCAGAAGAGGAGATATACTTAAAGCAAAAAGTTGGAGTACTCCTTCTCTTAATTTTCCTAGAGGAAGTATCTTCGAGCATACTGATTATTTACCAAGAAATATATGGGTAGGTGCATAATGGCTAATAGTTTAAGTACAATGGATTTTGAAAACTATGTTGTTAACAAAAAGGCTTGCCCATGTGATGGATGTCCTATGCAACAAAAATGCGAAGATAACTTTACAGAATGTTCAGCTATGAGAAGATGGTGTGCTAAAGGAGACTATAAAATAGCTGATGTTCAAAGATATATTAGACCTATAAAATAAAAAAATAGTTGATAACTTTACAAGTCACTGAAAATAAAGGATTCTTTTTTTACGATTTTGCTTTACTTTTGTGAAAAAATATAGTAGAATGATAATATATGATAATTAATGAGGAGAAATATATGATGTTTTTAGTAAAATTTACCTTTCCTGATGGTACTGATGAATATACGCCTTTTGATGGTCTTGATTGGCTTGATGAATATTGTCGTTTGAGTAAATTGTATGATGAAAAACTAAAAATTGAATTTGTTGAAGTAAATGAGGAGTTTATAATATGAAAACTAAAAATGATTTTAAAAACTTAACTGAAGATAGTATGGTTCGTGTTGGGCATGTTTGGTATGCTGTAAACTATCTTGCTGAATCTTTCTTAATTATCTCTGATGATGATGGTGAAGAATTTGAAATTGAATATGAACATATTGATGATGTACAATAAGGAGTGATATGAGTATTGATTATAAATTTAATGAAGATTATAATCTTAGTTTGATGAAAGTGTATATTGATAACACGTACAACTCTCATTATTCTAAAGGTAAATTCCAAGCGACCGAGTTTATTATTGACTCTGGTCATGGTATGGGTTTCTGTATCGGTAATATTTTAAAATATGCTCAGCGATATGGAAAAAAGAATGGTAAGAATGCTGACGATCTAATGAAAGTTATACATTATGGCTTGATAGCATTACACATCGACCAACAAGAAAAGATGCAAAACACTTTGAAAGAACTTGATAATGA